CCTTCAGGCTCATCTTCACCAAATTCTTCTATAAACTTTGAAAGCTCTGTTGCCTCAGCATGACCCTCACAAGCCATATAAGCTGTTCTCCCTTCGTATTCGTGTTCGTGATACCCTGTACACCCTAAAGTCTTTGCATGACCCTCAGCCTCTTCTATGGTGCTAAAAACAGGCTTTCCGTCTATCATACCGACTTTACTAAAATCTTCCCTTACTTCTACATCTAAGGGTTCAAGCCCCAATTCTGATCTTATTTCAGCTTCAGTCATAACTGCTTTTAAATCTTCAGAAGTAAACTCTAAAGTAATAGGTTTAAGCTGAACAAAATTAACAGGCATATCCATATTGTTTACCTTAAAGATTTTTCTAAGCTGTTTTACTATCATATCTTGAAAAGGCTTTATGACAGAATTTAAATAAAAATTCCCTGCTGAATTAAGCTCGTCAGCGTTGTTTCCAAGCCCTGTGTCGGACTTTATACCCATTAACATAGGTGAGGTTACCCTATGCCCTGATAAGATGTTCTGAGTTAAAAGTTCTTGTAAGGCTAAATACTGCTTGTCTAAGTCGCTAGGACTTATTGCTTGTATCTCAGGAGTTCTTGTTTTATCATCTGAAAAAGTCAATACAAAGTTACCTGCATTCTTTTGTACTGTAAACTTATCTGCAATACTTTGTTCTATCTGAAATCTCTCCTCTTGTGTAGGTATTCCGTTACTGAAGTTCACCATAAAAGAGCCTGAGAATCCTGAGCTTATATTGTTGAGATGGTATTCTGAGATACGCCCATCAATTAAAGCCCAATTTGCACAAGACACCCAATCAGGCGTGTAATAAGAGTTCATATTAGGACTGTAAAGCCCTGAGTACATAATTTGATTAGGACTTGTTCTGTCATTAACATTAAAAGCAGGAACGTAGTAAGGTTTATTCGTTCTAGTGTTTGACCAATCTGCTGATATATAGTACCCCTTAGTCTTGCCAAATTCATCAGGTCTAGCACATCTTATTTTAGAAACATCTACGTGATAGACTTCTGCTATTTGAGTACGGTCTTTAGACCATACAATATTTAAAGCAAAAGCTCCTTGTAGTTTAAAGTCAAAAGCAACTTTTTTAATAACTTCATGTAGGCTTTCATTTCCATTTGCTCTATCCATAAAGTTCTGAAGTCTAACTCTAGCCTCCAAATCTCTATCTTCTTCATCTTCTATAATCAAGTTTTCGGCTGCAATCATTTCTGATGTAGAATTTACGATCGCTGCTGTTATTGAGCTAGAATAGTAAAGGTCAATTAAAAACTGTGGATATAGGTTAGCCCAGTCATCTGTCCCATAGGAAATGTAGTCACGCCCACGTACTTCAGCTACTATTGGACTTGTGCTAGTTTCTAAATTGATATTGATAATATTGTCTTTCATAATTTATAAATTTTACATCATACCTGCTAGATAATCATTCACTTCATTCGTCAAAGCTACGCTAGAGCTACTGTATATTTGTATTTCTGAAATGTCTCCCTCATAAGGATTTGTGTCAGTTCTTCTAACTCCTATTGCGTCTATGTCTGCTGTTCCTGATAATGTTTCAGTATCAGTTTGGGCTACGCCTTTCCAATACAACTTTAAAACATCACTAGTTCTAGTTAATACCATGTAGGCATTTTCTAACCAACTACCTTCATTTTTTTCAATATTAACAGCTGTTGTATTGTCTATTCTTACTCTAAATTGACTTGTCGAAGAAAATCGTATAAACTCGCCAGTTGTAGTGTTATCTCCTAAAAGAACAACCCCCCCTGCTTTTACATGAAGTTTTGCTCCAATAGTAAAATCTCCTTCTAAAGAAATTTGTCCTGTTGATTGTAGGTTTTGTGTAGCACTAGAATCAAAACTTAATACCCCAGAAGAGTAAGAAGGTTGCTCACTAGCTGTTGCTTGAACCATATCAATACCTTTAATTGAACTGTCTGCCCATTGGCTAACATCAGAACCATTTAAAGTTATTCCTTCCCCCTTTTGATACCAAGCCTCCAGAGTTGACTCACTATCAGGCGACCAAACACCCTGCGGTCTTATTGAAGATAAACTTAAATCTAAACCTAATTTTAGCATATCCTATGTAGTTGGACCCTCATGATAACCCACTCCAACACCACTCGTTAAGGTAATTGCAGTAATATTCATAAACAAAGTAGTTCCAGCAGGTAAAGTCGTTTGCAAAGCAGCTTCACCTGTTGCGTCTGCTACTGTTATTGAAGCTACTACGCTTTCAACAGGAAAATAAACACAATACCAGTCTTTACTAGTTTGTGCTGCTGTTGTAAATATTTCTGTGCTACCATTTTTACCTAATTGCTCTGTTAAAAGCTGTTGTACATTTTCTATTGCCATTTTTTAATTTTTTATTGTCCGTAATATATATAATTTGTAGAAGCAGGTGGCTCGTATTCTGTGTACTGAACTTCCTCACTTCCTGATTTTTCTGCTAAGTATAATATACCTATTGCTACAAGCCCTTGCACTACCCCATGAGTGGGTCCTACTGGCAATACATCTGTTTCTGTTACAGGAGCATTTCCTGAGCTTACTGCTGCTGCTCCAGACCAACTAACCTCATATAATTCATACTTATAAAACCCCGCAGGTACTAAGTTTACAGTTGTATAAACATCAGGACTTGCACTATATTCAAATTCTAGTTTTGTATATCTGTCAGTTATAGTTTCTAAGGCTGCATATACATAAAAATCTTTGCCGTCTAAGTCATTTGTGAATTTAACTAAGTGCCTGATTTTTGAAGAAGGAACGCTTGTATCTATTCTCTTTGCCTCAGTTTCTATGTAAGCTGTAAAGTTAGTTTCCCTAATTGCTTGTATCATACTATATAATAGAAAAAGGCTATTTTTATTTGCTTATCAAAGAAAAAGGAGGCAGAAAGCCTCCTAAATCTAAGAATATATAAAAACTACTAATTGTATTATGAAGAAACAACTCCCCCTAATGTAAACCCTGCATTGTCAAATACATTAGTTGTGTAATCAGGTACCATTTGAAACGGTTGATTTTCTAATCCGTCAAATGTAAGAGTATAACCTCCTCGATCTCCAAATGCAGCTCCAGAGTCCATACTACCTGCATTTAATTCCATTCCATTTACACTACCTAAGCAAGCTATAACATCATGTCCATTTGATAAAGTTGCATTTAATTGTGCAAATATAATTACCTTAGTTTGCCCTAAAAGTTTTATCTGGTTTTGGTCTTCTTTAGTTAGTCTGTTTAGTATAATGTTTACTGTTGGAGTGTAAAAAATTGTGCCGTTTTCTCGGGACCCCGTGATAGTATCTGTAAGAGACGCAACGCCCAAAGGCATTGTGTACCTATACAACATATTACTACCCATTTCTAAGTCAGTAATTTCACCATTTGCTGTTGGTATAGAAGTTACTTGGTCGTAGACTGCAAAATAAATAAATTTAATTCCACCGCTGATTCTGTTACAATCAAGTCCTCTACCTTTTGTTAAAGCTGTACATGCCATATTTTTATTTTTTTAAAGGTTAAAGGAGCAAGGGTTTTTACACCCCTGCTTCTATTAATTAAGTTATTTACGACTGTCTTACGATGTCAGCACCAACTCCTGTTTGAACTGCTCCTGAGTAACGAGCTACACATCTTAAATTATCTGAACCATCAAGAGCTGCCATATCCATTAGGGCTATTCTAGGTCCTGTTCCAGTAGTTCCAAAGTCTGAAACTAAATCTGTACCCCAATATAAGTTAGATTTTTGTGCTGCTACCATTTGGTTGTCAGGCATTCCAGGACAAACTGCAATTTTGTACCCTTCAAATACTGGCTCATAATCACCGTTCATATTGTAAGCATTTACATATCCTAATGTAGATACTGCTGAAATGTAGAAAGCATAAGTTTTGTTATTCATATAGATATGTAAATCTTCTTTTCCTAATATTGCAGGAACATTAGCCGCCATATCAGCAGTTAAAGTTTGTAAGTTAGCTATAATATTAGCTGCTGAATAAGCACCTGAAGCTGAAGACTGAATTACAGTTGCATCTGTACCAGGTATTAAAAGCCCTGTTGCTGAAAGAAATGATGTTGTTAATTCTCCATTTCCATTATCATCTTGCCAGATACCAGTTTCAGTTGCATCAGCGATAATTGAACCCATGTAAGAAATTACATAATCCTCAAATGATGCAGGAGGGTTGCCATAAGCACCAGACATCTCTAGCGATTCCCAGCTCGATACCAAGTTTTGCTTACATAAATCTATATTAATTTGTAGTGGTTTTAAGGTTAAAGTTTTTTCAGTCATTGTAAGTGTTCCGTGATCTGTGAAATCACACTCTGCATTTCTTACCATACTAGCATTTGCCATACTCTGAATTGAACTTTTATAACGCACATTATTCATTTGCGTTAAATAATCTAATGATTTCGCCTCTTTTAAAGCTGCCGCGATATAGAATCCAGCACTTTTCCCCGCGAATGTACTCGTCACATTGAAAGCCATAGTTTTGTTTTTTTTAAGTTATTATTATTTTATTTATTTAAGTTATATAAGAATCTTTGTTGCTTAGATAACTTGTTGTATTCTTTTTTACTTAATTCAGTTCTTTCTGAACTAAATTTATTTGTGTTAATCGGTGCATCAGCAGGTGATTCTGCTAATTCCGTTTTAAGCTTTTCGTTCTCAGCTTTTAGATTTTCTAACTCTTCTTCTGCTGAAAATTCTACCACTTCTTTAGTAGTTATAGTTTTTGGATTTTTTCCAGGCTCAGTTACTTCTTCTGTCATTTCTTCTACATCACCTGTTTCTCCTATTTGTCTTTTAAGATCACTGACCGCATCTTCGAGGTTCTTGATTCTTTTTTCCATGCCCTCCCAGTCACCTACATCTGCTTCTTCATCATAATCTTCTTTTTTATCTTCTTCAGCAGCTTCAACTTCTTCAGTAGTGTCTTTTTCTTCTGTTTCTGACTCTATTAATTCAGCTACAATACCTTCTTCTTCAACTCTGAAAGAAAGACCATCAGAGGTCTTGTAAGTTCCAACAGGAAGCAGAATGGTCGTGCCATCTTCCGTAAGAACAGAAATGTCTACGCCTGCTTCTAATTCTTCAGCAGTAGATACAAAAATTGTACCATCTTCTGATTTTCCTTGCCAACCTAACTTTACTTCTTCTTCATTAAGTCCTAAGGCAACTAATATTTTTTCTTTTAAATCCATAGTAATTTTTATTTAGAGTAAGTTTGTATTATATAATAGAATAGTTTAATTCTTATTTGATTTTTAGATTTTTATGTCAGAATATTTTTGTATATCATTAACGGCAGACCTTAAATCACTATTAATTTTTGAGCTTTTACTAAAATTAGGTATGTCGTTAGGTGCTATTCCTAGTTCCTTAGCTTGTTTTTGTGTTTTTTCTAATAGAGAATTTAATTCCTTAAAAGTAGATTTACCTTTTTTAATGCTATCACTTCTTCTATCATTAATCTTATTAAAGTCATCAGATAAACCTCTTAATTCTTGAAACAATTTAGACAAATCAATACTATCTTTATTTACACTTTTCTCTATTTCTTCTGCTTGACTATTGAGCTTTTTTAAATCATCTGCTAAACCCAACTCAACCTTTTCAGTTTTAAATTTAGTTTTATTTTCACTTATTATCTCATTTAAAGCTGAAAGTATTTCTAAGTCTGTTGGTTCTTTCTTTTGCATTTGCTCAAATTTATTAGTAAAGTAGCCTTCTATTGAAAGTCCTTTAAGTTCGCCATCTTTAATTTTATTCCAAAGGTCATCATTCTCAATCTTCATTTTTACGAACCAAGTACCATTAGGTAAATCAAATCCATACATTTTTGACTTATCACTATCGCCTTCTTTAATCCATGACTCAACTGTTAAAACTCCTGACACTCTATCTTGATGTTCATAGGTAGCTTTGTGGTGGTTGTTATGTTTTAAATATAACTCAGAAGCCTT